GTTTCCCAGTCACGATCTGGATTGAGAGCAGCGAGTTCTGTTCCTGAAGTTAAGATTTGATCTGCCATGATCTATTCTCCTGTTAAGTTTTTAAACGTTTCATTACTTCTTTCTGATACCGTTCAGGATCTTTTCTCTGCAGATCAATAAGCTCTTTTGCACTTAGAACTTTCTCTTCCGCAATTTGACCTGACGGTAACGAACCATTAACTGTTGGGGGTTTCTTGTCTTGGAATAAGTAAGGCCTAGACGCTTTTAATTGCTCAACAAATTCTTTAGCACCTAAGATATTCGCATTACCCTGACTAGTAGTTTCTACTATAACACCATTCGTGTCAAAGAGTCTAAGGTCAGACAAAGCTTCACTACGAATACCTGCCTGAATCGCTTCTTTCTCCAGTGTCTGGAACTTAAGATCGCTCAGGTAAGCACCTTGGATTTCATCGACTCTAGTTTGGAAAGTATCTGCTTCCTGGCGAGCTTTCTCGTACAACTCCTTGTACTGTTCTTTCTCCTCCATCTGCTTCACTTCCGCTGCCTTGCGCTCTTCTAAGAGTTTATTAAGTTGCTCCTCTTTCTCTCGAGCAGTTTGTCGCCACTTATAAACATCTTTTTCCATGCGCTGAAAAGCTGCATCTCTCTCAGATACTTGAGGCGCAACCTCTTTTTCCTGGACGGCACCACCGTCTGCTTGCTTTTCTGTTTCCATTTCCATCAATCCTCCTTGGGGCGCAACCCCTAAATATGTTTGCCGGCGCTACCGGCGTAATTGTTTGGTTGCAATCCTAGCGAGTCCTACGAGTGCATCCATTATATCGTCAGTAAATTTCTCACCATTGCGAGGCAGTAGCCGTCGGATTACTCGACCCTTACCTGCGCCAAATTGATCGTGGAACTTAGCTATTTTCGAGCTAAACCAAATAGTGAGTCCTGTTCTTGTCTCTCTGAACTTGAGTGACGCTAGCATTTTGCCAGTATCGATCATGGTGACGGGGCTTCTACGTCCACCCTTCTTGCGATCAGCATATGTTTTTGAGTAAGGGCGAAACTTACCTTTACCATTAACAGGCGAATGGCCGGACTGGATGGTTCCCTGGATCAGATCCTTAAGGAACCTCTTCGAATCTTTGTTAAATCTCTTGTGGACTCGTGGCAATTGCTTGTTTATATCAATCTTACGAGTCACCTTTCCCTTGATCGTCACCTATAATATCCTTGATGATCTTCTTCACTTCATCCCGAAGCTGTGGTCTAAATGTTGATCGTGTTCCTTGTTCCTCGTTAGTCGGAAGGAACTGTCTTCTAGGTACAACTCCTGGTTGTGTACCTAGGTTATGTGTTTCTGCCTTCAGGGCGTCGACTCCGCCGAATACACCAATCTCAATTCCGTCTCCACGCTCTCTAAAGCTGATAGCTTCCTTTAGATCGCCTAAGAATTCGAGGTTAGCTTTACCGCCCTTACCAGCTTTTTCTTTAAGCTTGCGATAATCTTTATCTAATTGCCTAAACTTCCTGCCAGTCACTGATGATGTTTGGTTATTCATGTCATCGATGACCGCTGAGACGAGAAAGTCTCCAACTGCGCGTTTTATTTCGCGTTTCTTCCCTCTCGCCTCTTTAGTCTCGAGGAACTCAGTTAGATCGAAATTATACGTTACCTTCGCCATCTTCTACTGGTTCCTCTTTATTGTTTTCTATCGGTAATACTTCCTTCCTGGACTCCATCAACTTAGATTCCAAGACTTGTTGAAGCCTTTCTTCCGCCTCTTCACGAGACAGATCTGGGTTGTCTCTCTGGATTAGGTCGACTAGAGCATCTAGACCAAGATCTTTTCTCATGGCCATAACTTCTAACTTCTCTTTTTCACTCATAAACGGCTGAGCAGGTTGAAACTTGATCACATAATCAAGATTCTCATCCATCACACCAACTTGAGCGAAATCTGGATGCAAAAGCTTACGATTAGCGTATAGATTCATCCATCTACCTACTAAACGGGTAATTTCTGGCTCATTATCCCTATATAACTCTTGATCATCCTCAATCTGATTCGTTACCTCAGACCTTTGGATCATCTCCTGAATGCCAGATGTGGCATTGTTTACGGTCAAGTTGCCCGAGATCGAGGTTGGTTCTAGGTTGTTGGTGGTGAGGAGAAGGGCAACATATTGCTCAACCATCTCCATATGGGCAGAGATCGGCGGGTTGGAGGAGGCGAATCCAATCTGAGGAGTAGGGTCGCCTTCCTCCATTTCCACAATAAAAGCATCATTAGGTCCCACCTTTAAAGTCTTTGGCAGTCCTTTGCCAAATGCGTAAAACAGTCCCATTCCTTGGACTTTAGATATAAAGTATAAATCTGTTAGTAATAGATTGACCAGAATAGACCCCTCAATCAGGTCTTCACCGCCAAGTGCCCAGTACTGGCCGTCTTGGTCTTTATGAAAATCGACAAATGGCAACTCTCCGAGTGGATTCATCAGATCCTCAGGAGATTTAGCTTTAATAAAGTTACCAGATTCGTCTGTAGTGAAATGAAACCCATCACTCCACCAAATGTATTCTTTTTGAGGCAAACCGAAGTCTGTTGGAGCATCGGCAATCAGCTGATCCTTCCCATCCCCTGACTTAAATCTCGTACCGACACTCGAGACTTCGTTGACACCTCTACCATCGCCGTTAATTAAGGCACGCACACGGTCTGTGGATTCGTTAAAGTAGGACAGGATGATCACCCTGGGTTTCGTCGGATCGTTGACATCTTCAATGACGTCATAGAAGTGGGGGGCGAGGGTATTGAGCTTTACCTTGAATAATTCAGTCTTTGGGTCCATTAACGGCATAACTTGAACAAGCACATTCTTGGAAAGTTCTAGGTATGAGTTAACCTTCTTCATCTCTCTATTGAGGTTAACCTTCTCGGTAACCATACTGACTTGTTCGTCTTTGGCCTCTTCACCAGTCTCTCTGATGACACCGTTTCGATAAACCCGTGCTTTCTTGTCGATGATTTTCTTACAGATGGAGACGTTGGCCGTACGGTGCTTCATCTCCTCAACTGTTGACCCATCCATCTCGCCCTCAAGACGGAGGATGACATGTTTGCGAACATCGTCTTTGTAGATCTCAAGGCGGCGTAGAGACTCGCGCTTTCGCATCTTATTCTCTTCACCTTCAATCTCTTCAAGTACTTGTGCGCGGAATGCTGGATCCAGCAGTTGCTCTTCATTATGTAATTTCATAACTTTCCCTGTTATGCTTGACCAATTTTCCTTTTGGTCAGTCGTTCCTTGCGATCAAAGCCAAAGTGGAATTCGTAATCACACAAATAATCTAGGCAATCGCTAGCATGAGTAAGGTCGGGATTTGTCTTCACCTTCTCGAAAGTGCTTTGATGCTGTTCAACTTTCTTTAAATCTTTAATTAGTATCTTACAATTATCCGGATGAATCAAGATCCTGGAGTTGGAGAGTAGCCCATTTACCAATAATTGACGCTTTCTGATCCTCGGATTCGCCTTTTTTGCCCTAACTTGTAGTCCATAACTCTCAAGAATGGCGAAATCAGTTGTACCTAGAGTAGATCTTGCCCTACCACTGGCATCACATGTGACGAGAACTTCTGACCGAGAGAAACGATTCATTATCGCTCTGGCCATCTCATGTGTGCCATCCTCAGCACCCTTGATAACTATCTCATCAAATACATGCAAGACATCACCGACGCGATGACAACAGATTGCGTGCATGTTGCCCACGTTAAAGTCCACACCCACGTGTACCAACTGACCACTCTGTCTTCTGACACCGTGAGATTCATTATGCTTCCCATAAGCGTAATAAAAGTAGTCAGTACCAAGCCGAACCATTTCTCCCTCAGCGAATAACTTGAATGCCATAGGATCCAATGTTGCCCGAAGGTGTTCAACATAATCAGGATCGAGATGAGGGTTATCAGTAGTTTTCCCGTGGATAACCCTAAGTCTTCCCGACTTCTCTTGGGTTTCAACGAAGTCTTCGACCCATCCATAGGTATCCTCCGGGGTGCCCACCAAACATCGCTGAGGTGCTTTTGCTCTTTTAACACGAACCCTCCTCATCATCTCATTAATTCTTATTTCCGGTATCAAGCTAAATTCATTAACTCCACAATAAGCAAGGTTAGGTCCAGCTATCGGTTTCTCTGCCGTGAATATATAGAGTGGATGCTTTGACCAAGGAAAGAGAAACGTCTTATCGGTAACATTAATCTTTGGCATGATTCCGTTACTAGCAAAGATATCCATAAACGTTGGAAGAATA